GATCCCTCAAACAAAAGAACAGAGAGAGAATGGAGAAAAGAAAAAGTATGTTGCTAATGGTAAAATCTATTATGCATCAGATGACTTACAATCTTTTGTTCAAAAGTCAGAAGCAAAGGTAGAAAAAGCAACACCAGTTGCAGCAGATGATTTGCCATTTTAGTTATATTGGGAGGTGTAAAAACCTCCTTTTTTTTCATTATGTGGAACTATAAAGGACAAAGAATAAAATCAAGAGAAGATTTACCAGCAGATGCAGTTGGGTTTGTTTACAGAATACTTAACAGACGAACTGAACAAGTTTATATTGGTAAAAAGATATTGCTTAATAAACGTACTAGACCACCTTTAAAGGGATATAAAAGAAAAAGGGTAGATTACATTGAAAGTAACTGGATCAAGTACACTGGAAGCAATGCGGAAAGTAAAAAATGGAATATAGAAGATTGTTACAGAGAAATTATATACATTTGCTACAACAAGACAATGATGAGCTATTATGAAACCAAGCTACAATTTACAGAAAACGTTTTAGAAAATGATAAATTCTTAAATGATAATGTACTTGGTAAATATTATAAAACAAAAATACAGAAATACATAGATGACGCAAAAAATAAAAATGCAAGATGATGAAACAAAAAGAATGTTTATGCAACTTATGGAGGATGATGCCTATGTTGATATTAGTAAAGATGTTAAGTATCCACCAGTTGCAATAAGTTGTGGTACTTACAATGATATAAATCATAATGGAGATGTTGTAGAATATCATATACCAATTGGTACTTATGGTAATTTTAGCTTTATACAAGCACCTCCAAAATCAATGAAGTCTTTTTTTTCTAGTTTACTTGTATCAGCGTACCAAAGTGATACAAATAAATATAGTGGCTTATTAAAAGGACATAGAAAAGGCAGAAAGATAATTCATTTTGATACAGAGCAGGGAAAATTTCATTGTCAAAAACTATTTCGTCGTCCCGTCATAATGAATAACATGCCAGATGATAATAATTATTATACTTATGCTTTAAGAACAATGAGTTATAAAGATAGAGTTGATTTTATTGATTACATCTTAAATGACAAGTTAGAAGGTAAAGATATTGGTTTAGTTATAATTGATGGTATTGCAGATTTAGTTGCTGATGTAAATAATTTAGAACAATGTAATGAAGCTATACAAAAGTTAATGAGTTGGACAGATGAGCTGCAATGCCATATAGTTACAATTATACACAGTAATTATGGTTCAGACAAGCCAACTGGGCATTTGGGGTCTTTCCTCGAGAAAAAAGCAGAAACACAAATTAAGTTAGAAAAGAATGGAGTTAATCAAGGATGGATAACTGTTGAATGTAAAAGAAGTAGAAACAGAGGTTTTGAAACTTTCAGCTTTACAATAAATGAAAATGGTTTACCAGAATTTGTAGACAACGATTATGATTTGTAAATAAAAATTATTATATTGTAAAAAAAATATTTAAATAATGATAAAAAAGATAAAAGACCCTATTATTAAAAAAGTAATTAATAAAATTATTGGGCGTTCAGAAGTAGGTTTTAAAAAGTACGGTACAACATTAAAAGACGACCCTGCCGATTTTGATAGTTGGTTAAATCATTTGCAAGAAGAATTAATGGATGCAGTCAATTATATTGAAAGAGCTAGATTTGAACTTAAAGAAAAAAAATGCAATTGTGATGAATAATTTTGAAAAAAAATATAAAAGTATATTATTAAATGCTTTTAAAAATGGGACAAATAGAAACGACCGAACTAAAGTAGGGAGTAAATCTTTATTTAATCAATCGCTTTCTTGGAATTTAAACGATGGTTTTCCAATGATTACTGGCCGTAAAATATATCAAAAAGTATTTAATACAGAGTTTGATTGGTTTATTAATGGCGAAACAAACATTAAAAGATTTAAAGATAATAATGTAAAAATATGGGATGCTTGGGCAGATGAAGAAGGAGAGTTAGGGAAAGTTTATGGTTATCAAATGTTAAACTTTAATAGTCAATCAATTAATCAATTAGAAGCTGTTATAAACTCTTTAAACAATAATAAAGATAGTAGAAGGCATATTATATCCTTATGGAATCCAAGCGAATTAGAAGAGATGGCATTACCTCCTTGTTATTTATATTTTCAATTTTTTGTAGATACTAATGATAATTTAAATATGTTTGTATTACAAAGGTCAGGAGATTTATTTTTAGGAATACCTTATGATGTTGCGTTATTTTCAAAATTACTTTTATATATAAGTGAAAAGACTAAGTTAAAAGCAAATAGAATTGATTTACAAATTGTAGATGCTCATATATATAACAATCAAACTGAATCAATTTTGAATTATTTAAAAACTAAAGTATATAAATTACCTTCCTATAAATACAATAACAAAAAATTAACAATTAAAAATTATAAATTTGATAAATTAATAACTGCTCCAGTAGCTGTATAAAAATTAAAATAAATTATGTATTATGTATATTATATTAAAGGAATAAAAATAGGTTGCACAAAAAATCTAAAAAAAAGAGTAGAACAAGAGCAAGGCTATAAAGATTATACTATTTTATTTAAAAGTAAAGATATTAAAAAAGCATCTAATGCAGAAAGATATTTTCAAGAACAGCTTGGGTATAAAGTTGATTTAAATACTTATGAAAATTTAACTAATAATAAAACAAAAACAAAAAAAATGATTAAAAAAACAAACCACACAGTAACATTTAAAGTAGAAAAAAGTAATATTAATAAAGAGTTTTTATTAAATCTTGGTGTTATAAATGATTTAAACGGAAGAGATATAATTATATGTGAAGAATTATCTGATTGGATTTTAAAAAATTTAAAAAAATCACAATTTAATAATGAAATGTTTATATATAATCAATCATTAATAAATGCATACGATTTTTTAATTGAAAATAAAGAATTAGAAAATTTAAATATATTTGATTTAATCAGACAATGGGCAGAAGATAAAGGTATATATAAATCAGGAGATGCTAGAACTCAATATGTAAAACTTATGGAAGAGGCGGGTGAATTAGCTCAAGCTATATTGAAAAATGATGAGCCTGAAGTTATAGATGCTATTGGGGATATGGTTGTTGTATTAACTAACTTAGCAAAGTTAAGGGGACATAACATAGAGGATTGTATTAAGTCAGCTTATGATGTAATTAAATCAAGACAAGGTAAAATGATTAACGGAACATTTGTAAAAAACAACTAATGGAAGAAATAAAACTACTTAATGATGAGATATTTAAAAAAGAAGATATCTTAAAAAAAATGATGAATGATGAATTTTACTATGGTTATCTTGGTAAAAATGCATTATCAAGTTCAGCATCAAAAAAACTTTTAGATTCTCCTTATGCTTATTATCGTTCATTAACAGAAAAGCAAACAAATGTACAAGCATTAAGAGATGGGCAATTGATACATCTTATGGTACTTGAACCAGAAAAGGTAGAATACCTAACTTTTACAGAAGGTACAAAAGCATCAAAGCAATATAAACTTGCAGTACAAGAGCTTGGCTCACACAACGTATTTACAAACTCAGAATATCATAAAGCTAAAAAGATATCAGAAAGGGTAAGAAGTGTAACTGATGTAAAAAACATACTGGAGGGTGCAAGATTTGAAATACCAGCAATTGATACCTATAATGATTTAGCATTTAGAGGTAAAGCAGATATACTTAAAGACGGTGTTGTAATAGATTTAAAAACAACTGCTGATATAAAATCATTTGAAAGGTCTGCACATCACTTTTCTTATGACTTACAAGCTGCATTGTATTTAGAATTGTTTGGAGCATTTGACTTTGAATTTGTTGTAGTTGATAAAAGTACACTTGATGTTGGTATCTTTAAATGTTCTGATAAATTTATTGATAGTGGTAAAAGAAAACTTGACATTGCAACAGAAAGATACTATGACTACCTACAAACAGAAAATATAGAAGATTATGTTACAAGAGGAACTTTGTAGAAATCAAGAGAAGATAGCTTACAAAAGTTGTATTGATAGTTACTTTAGCAATAGAGATAAAAAAGATATAATGGAATACTGGATGCAACTATTTAAACAAAAAAGGTTTTGTGAAGCAAAGGGAGTAGAAAAAGCATTAGAACTAATTGACATATACGAGGACTTAAATGCCAAAGATTAAAAAGAAGATACACCTAAAAAATTGTAATAATAAGCATCAGCAGTATTGTTTTAAAAAAGGGTTTATTATTTATCCAGTTGTATCTGGTAATATGTATAAAGTGTACTGCAATAGAATAAAAGGCAATTACTATATGAAAGGAAAAGAATTTAATAAACAACAATCATTCCAAGCTATTTGGGATTTATACACTAAAATATACAACTATGAATTTAATAAGGTACGAGATTAAAGCTGGATTTTTTAAAGGCTTTCTGTTTGGGGTTAGACATTACCCTTTTGATGATGAAGAAATGTATGAAGAAGATATAGTTTTATACATTGGTATCTTTCAAATAATTTTAACTTTAATATACAAAAAATGAGAAGCACACAAGTACACTATGACAATGGTAAAGATTATGACGTAATAGACGTTGTAAATGATTTTAACCTTAATTTTAGCAGAGGTAACATACTAAAGTATATTTGCAGAGCTGGAAAGAAAAAGGATGAGTTACAAGACTTATTAAAGGCAAAAGACTATTTAGAACGAGAAATAGAAAGAATAAGGGAAGCAAATTAGCTTCTCTTTTTTTTATTTAAAATGTTAAAATCTGTTAACATAGTTGTTAATTAAATAATTTATTTTATATTTGATGTATAATTAAAACAAATATTATGAAGCCATTAAACATTATCAAATTAGTACAAGAATTATTAGCAAGTGAAACAAGCGTTGAGGGATACAACCAAGTAAGAAGCATACTAAAGGAAAACTTTTTACACAACGATGTAGTTGCTACTATGTATTATGTAAGAGGTGAGTACACTAAAACAGAAGAGAAATTATTTTTATCACTAGTAAAATACTTTTAATCAACGGGAGGGTAAAACCTCCCTTTCAAAACAAAAACAAGATGAAAAAATTACAAACATTAGTATTGATTTTAGCACCAAGCTATTTCGTAGGTAGATTATTAATAGGTTTAATCTTTAACGTATAATTATGAAGAAGATAATTACAAGATTTGGAGAGTTATTATTTGGACTTGCAATGGTTATGATTGTAGCTTATATGACATTATGGTTTATATCAATGGTATTAATATTATTTAACAGTTAAAACAAAAACAAATGGAAGAAACAATAGAAATTATTAGAGATTATGCAAAAGGTAAAGATGATTGGTGGATAGTAAGACAATTAGATATACTAGAGGTTCAAATAAAGATAGAGGTAAACAATGCAGAAATAAGAACTTTAAAAGGAATAAGGAATGGACTTGATTAAGATTGTAAAAACAATAGAACCAGAATATAAGAATACAGACCAATGTATTAATCCTTTACCAAATGAAGTAGAGCTGCAATTGGATAATAAAGATTATTTAATAGAAGTAAGTTTAAAAGAAGGTGTGCTTAAAACTAACTTTTGGCAAGGAGAAGAAAAGTATAATGCATCAGATGATGATATAAACTACATTTATAACTATCTTGAACACCACCTTTTAAATAAGATAGAAGAAACAAAAGTATACTATAACCAACACAATTACAATTATCAAATATGGAATTAACAGAAAAGAAATTAGAAAAAATTAGTG